TTATATATTATATATTCTTTTTCTTTTGGTTCTTTTCTTTTTCTTAAAGCGGCCATTCATTACCAGGAAATTGCCATTCATAGTCAGATTTTAATACTGTGATATTATGTTGATATATAAATGCCATTCATTATGAGCCAGAATTTACAAAGAATCAGCGTTAGTGTCGATAAAGATGAATATGAAGAATTAAAAAAACATACAAGAGCAGGTATCTCTATAGGATTTTTAATTAGAGAATCAATCCATCAATATTTAGAAAAAAATAAAAAATAAATTTATTTATAATCCATCATGCCATTTAGTACCAAAACTACTCATCATCTCATCATCAGTAGGTTCATAATTAACATAAGGTGTTAATTCTCCTGACTTACATAATTCCTGATCCCACCAATCATCAATTAAACTTTTATCATTTATCAAGCTATAACTTTCATCTGATTCTAAACAAAGATCTGTATACCATTCTGTAAATAAATCATAAAAAGACTCATCAACATTAAATTCTTTACAAATTTCAATAGCTCTATCTTTACAATGTTCATAAAATTGTTCAGATAAATATTCGTAGTCCATTTCTAGCATAAGTTGATCTGGTAATGGGTTATCAATCATAATCAACCTGTATAGGACTAATGGATTTAAGAATAAAATCAATATAAATTTCTTTATCTTTTTCCCAACTTTCTAAATTTTCTTTTACTTTATTTTTAAATTCTTTTTCAATGTAACTGGTAGGCACTTCATCATAAAAAAACATAACATGACATTCTTGTTCTTCATCACAGGCATGACCAATAACTAAATAATGAATACCAGTTTTAGTCCAGTTAATATCAGACATTTTCAATCTCCTTTATTTCTGTAATTTCATGATCTTCTAATTCAATATCATGCTGCTCTAAATACTGTTGTTTTAACAGTTCAATATATTCTTCTTTAGAGTTAGCTACACGATTATTGTATGCAAACTCTACAGTAATTACTGAAGTAAATTGTTTGGTCATAATAAATTTTGTAATTTGAGAAGTACTGGACTTACATAAAGGGAAATATACATAAAACCTTTAATGCCAGTAAATTAATTAGTGATTCTCATGGGAATTTCTCATAACTTTCTAAGTTCTTTTTTTAATTTTGTAATTTTAGAAAACAAATCTATTTTTTCTCCTATTGGTAATTTTTCAATATCTTTCATTGATTCTTCTATTTGATGTTCTATTTCAGCCTTAAATTCAGCTAACTTATTAGCTTTATCTATGCTAGGTATAGATAGCTCATTGTAAATCTTGTCATACCACCTATAAGCGGTAGCCTGACTTATTTTAAAATGACCTATAAAATATTTAATACAGTCACTTTTTCTTTTTTCATCATAAATAAATTCTTGAGCTAACTCTTTAGCTTCATCTTTATTTTCTTCCCAGTTATCCTTATCAAGCATTATTCTTCTCCATAATTTCTTTTTCTTCTTCAGTTAGGCAATCATAGTGAACCCTATATGCACCGTCAGAAAATTCTCTTATATCGTGATCTAAGAAAACACAATGAGGTGTAATATCTTCATCACAATAAATCTTTTCATCACAGCGATCACACTCATGAAAATTACATTCTGGACATAACCACCCTATGTATTTATCATTATCGGCAGGTATTCTATTTACAAATAAACCTGATCCGAAAAAAGTAGGTCTTAAACACTCAACGCATTTATCTCCTATATCAACTTGTTTACATTGATAAGTCATAATTAATTAAAATTTAGTTTTTGTTAGCTATGTTTCCTAAACAATCAGCATTTATGTTTACTATTGATTGTTCAGTAAATAGATTTAGTTGTTGTTTATCCATTAATTCTTTTTTATCTTTTTCTTTTTGTTTTTTATCTAATAAATCAATACCATCTTGACCTAACGTATTTCCTAAATTATCCATTATTGTTTCACTTAAATATTCTCTAAGTGAATAATTTATATCTTCTTCTTCTAAATCAAATAATTCAAAACAAGTACCAATTTGGTTATGATCCCATTCTGAATAATCTTTAGGCCATAAATCTAATCCATTTTTATAATGTGACCAAAAACCTGACCTACTTGTAAATCTTTCTTTTATTTTTTCTTCTAATTCTTTTTTAAAATATTTAATTATATATTTAATAAAATCTATAGCATGATCTTTTTCAATATCTATAAAAATTCTATCTGTTTCAAAGTTATATTCTCGAGGACTTGTTATAAGATTAAATTTAGCTTTTAATGTAAACCCTTTTAATCTTCTATTAAGTATCTCAATATAAAAATTTGTATAATCTACAGCTATTTGATTATAAAAATATGATCTATTGATACTTAAATAGTTATTCCATAAAATTTGTTGTTCATCTTCATTTAAATCATATATATCACTATCCCATTCTATTTGTTGACCTATTTGATAATCTATATCATCACTAATAAATGATTCATAAAAACCACAAAAAGGTATTGTTGATTCTAATTTATTCATAGCTCATCTCCTTTATATCCCTTCATAAAGTAATCTTTAGCTACGTTTTGACATACTTCAAATTCAGTTTTAGTTAGTCCAGTTCCAAACCAAACAATATCTGATTTAAGTTTTTCATCTAACTTACTATTAGATGAATTATAAAACTGTAAAAAAGTTTTAACTAAAGCTAATTTCTGATCTTTTTTATCAAGTATCTCTTTTGGTTCTATTGGTGTAGCTGAATGACACTCAACTGTATAAGTTACATAAGGAGGTAACTTTCTAATAAAGTTATTTTCCTCTAAATCAATAAAAACTAATCTATTTGAGTCAAGTAATTTTTGTTGAAATTTCTTTTCATATTCTCTTTTTACATTTAATAAATCACAGTCTTGTTCTATATAAACAAAATCTGTTTTTTTATCGTAATAAGAAAATTCAGAGATTTGAGCAAATCCCATATTTAGTTCTTTAACTAATTTAGAGGGCATCTCTAACCAGCCATGAGCAGGGTCAGAATAAAATTTAAAGATATGATCTTTGGGGTTAGCGTATGGATTCATGATTAATACTCACTTTCTAAAATTTTTCTCAACATAGGCTCATCATTCATAGCGTATGCTTTTTGTATTCTTGGATTCTCCAAGTATTCGTCAGGGCATATAAGATATTCTCCCATAATTGAGAGATAGACCCATTCATGCATAGGTCGGCCATTCATAGGTCGGCCATTCATAGGATTCTGACTTTCAGTCATCAGTTTATGTAAGTGTTCATAAGTTACTATATACGAAGTATACTCATTTAGCAATAAAAAAAGAGACTTATTTTTAAGTCTCTTATAAATTAACCCCCAAAATAGAAACAATTACAAAACCAATTCAAAGCGTCTTGTTGATCTTCTGTAATTTCAAAATCTGTCCAAGGTGTACCCCAGTCTTGAAACTGTAATTTTGGATTTACTGGGCCATAATTGTCTAATTCTCCAATAATTCTAAGAGCAGGCCCACCCCAGGATAAAAGGATTTTAAATTCTTCAGGGACTAATTCATCATCTAATGATGAATACCACCCCGAACGAAATTCTACAGATAAAGCACTATTTAAAATACTTTCTCTTAATTCGTCTTGAGCATCATAGTCTTTTAAATTTGCAAAGATTTTATATTTTTTAAAATCTTCTAGCATACTATCTATATGGCCTATTGCATTGTTTAATGCATGATTAGTTTTTGTTGTTTTCATGAGTAAATAAAAGTTTACTATTTAATAATATATCAAAACGATATAAAAAACAATTAAAAATTCCATTCATTAACTGCTGACTACTACCGACTATAAAAAAATATCATTTTTGGCCATTCATTACTGGCTGACTACTACTAACTACTAATTTTTTTTTTTTTTTTTAAAAAAATTATGAAAAAAAATATTTTCAAATTTTAAAAAATTTTGAAAAAAAATTTTTCAAAAAAAAATCTCGAGAAATTTTCTCGAGACCTAATTTTAACTTAGATAAAAATTTTATCTATCTTCTGTTGTAGTATTCAGACTCATATAACGGCCTAAGACTCTCCCTCCAGAATTTATAATTATGCTTGCACTTAAAATATTTATTAAGTGCTTTGACTGCTCCTGATCTCATAAAACTAGAATCTCTCCCAGTTTTTTCACCTACATATAGCATTGAGAAAATTTTAATAAGAGAATAGACGGGAATCTCAACCCGTCCATCTTCTGTATTAAATGTTTGCACTGTAGCAAATGGATTCTTAATTACATATCCTGAATTTGGATCTTCAGGATTATTAATAAGAACTTCTGTTTTTTCTTTAGTCATTTTGTAAGACCTCCAATTTTTGTAAGTAAGTGTTTTGCATATTGTTTAAGGTGTTGAATATCTCAACACCAGTAAAACAAATTGAAGCTATCAATATTAAGTAGCAAGTTAATTGAATAGTTAATTTCATTTGAGATGCTTCCTTAAAATTGTTCTAATCATTTGACTAAGATTTTCTTCACCTAATACATTTAGTGATTCTGTCACAAGTCTTGCATACAAGTCTTTGGGCATTGTTACCTTAACGTGTGTTTGTTTTGTTTCTTGTGTCATTACTTTTTAACCTCCTGATTAATATTCTCTACAAAGTATTTAGCAAGTTCGTCTTGTTTCTCCCCAGGCATTTGATCTATTTTTGAAACAACTATTTTAAATAGTTCAATTAGATAATCTGCATCATGAGAATAAGTACTAGATAATCTTTTTATATTTTCTAAGATTTGATTTTGAATAATCTTAGAATCAAAATGGATTTCTAATTCTTTAGAATTGTTTTTTATATCTAAGTAGCAACTATAAGAATTAAACTTAAAGTTTACCTTTAGTTTGTCTGTCCTTAGAGTTTGTCTATCCTCAGTAGGAAAGAGTGAAATTGAGTTAGTCACGATTTGAGAAGTTGATAGTTTTTGTTTTTATTTAGTTATGCAATCTGTAAATTTTTTAAGTGTTGCTACTTCAGGAACTAAGAAAGAACTAGAAGAATTGAACATATAAAAATAATTTAAAATACATAACTATTCCAATATATCATTTTTATATATAAAAGTCTACAAAGTTTACTAAAAGAAAATAAATTGAACCTTAAGCAACTTTTATGAACCTATTTGAACTTGTTTGAACCTCAAAAAACTTTATTGAACTTCTTTGAACCTGCCGTAACTATTATGCTCTCTAAGGCACTTCTATGGACCTCAGGGAACTTTTATGAACTTGGGGGGTGTATAAGTAACTATTTTGAACTTAGGGCCAGCGTGGGGAACTTAAATATATATCAGTTAATTTTTTGGTTCTACTCGAATTGAAAGTTCTGGAGCTTGGATATTAACGGTTTCTACAGATTCACCTATAACTTTGCCTAGGCTATCGAGAATTTGAGCAGCAGTTTGTAATTGACCTTTTTTAACAGCTTTATTAAATAATCTTACTCTCATAGCTTGAAGTCTAGGTAATAAAGTTTCTCTATCTTTTTCCCAATCTTCATTATTCCAAACTTTAACTTTATCCCAATCTTGCCAGGCGGTAGTTTCAGAAATACCTTCTATGTTTGCGTGTTCTATTACTAATTGGCGAGTAGTTTTACCTTCAAGTTGACGAGCATAAAGACGTTGAGATCTTTTTAGAACATCTGATACAGAAGATCTAGTTCTTTTTTTAGCTGGTTGTGCAAGAGGATTATTAAATACGTTATCTGGGAAGGTAGAAGAAGCCACGGACTTAATCTTGTTAAGGGTTGTTACTGAAACTATAACCTAAAAAAGCTGAAATAGGCTATAAAGAGGGGGTATAAGATAAAAAAACTGTTATTTTCGGTATTTAATAGTGATAAACGATTTCGGGTATTAGTTGCTGGTAGAAGATTTGGGAAATCATATCTTTCTTGTATTGAATTGCTGAGAGGAGCTATCAATCGACCTGGGGAGGTGTATTTCTATTGTGCTCCTACTTATAGGATGGCAAAGGATATTGCATGGAAAGAATTGAAAAGGTTAACACCGAAGGTATGGATTCAAAGTAAAAATGAAACTGATTTAAGGTTGGAATTGATAAATGGATCAACTATTGAGTTAAAAGGAACTGAAAATGCGATGGCATTGAGGGGAAGAAGTTTAGCTGGTGTTGTATTAGATGAGGCAGCATTTATGGACCGAGATGTATGGGCTGAAGTCATAAGACCTGCATTAGCCGACAAACAAGGTTGGGCTTTATTTATTAGTACACCTGATGGTACTGCCAGTTGGTTTTATGATATGTGGTGTTTTTGTGGAGAACAAGAGTGGGAGGATTGGAAAAGGTGGAGTTTTACTACGATTGAGGGGGGGAATGTAGCAGCAGAAGAAGTAGAAGCAGCCAGGTCACAACTGGATGCGAGAACATTTAGACAGGAATTTGAGGCTAGTTTTGAAAATCTTACTGGTTTGGTTGCTGTTAGTTTCAGTGATGACAATATTGACAAGGAAGTACAGGATTTACATTTAATGCCATTACTTTTGGGATTGGATTTTAATGTGGACCCTATGGCAGGTATCTGTGCTGTTAAGCATGATAATTGTCTTTATGTGTTTGATGAGATTATGTTGACGGGTGGAGCGACAACTTGGGATTTTGCTGAAGAGGTTACTAGAAGGTACGGCGTAGATAGAAGAATTATTGCTTGTCCTGACCCTACTGGTAGTGCGAGAAAGACAAGTGGGGTGGGGGTTACAGATCATACGATCTTAAGAAGGTCTGGTTTTACTGTTATGAGTCCTAAATCACCCTGGAAGATAAGAGATAAAATAACTGCTGTTAATACTGCTTTACTTGATGCTAATGGAGATCAAAGAACTTTTATACATCCACGTTGTAAAGAATTGATAAAATCACTTAGAACTCTTACTTATGCACCGAATACTGGTTTGCCAAATAAAAATCTAGGAGTTGACCATGCGTTTGATGCTTTTGGTTATCTTTGTTTACAGCAATTTAACCTTGCAAAACCAGAGACATTAGGTCAGACTTCGTTTAGAATATACTAAGATACCTAATTCTTACTATGTACCATTCTACAACTAAGAAAAAGAAGAAGAAAAAGAAGGGAGGTAAAAAACGTGGCGAATGTTCCTGTAAATAAAACTCTTTACGCTAGAGTAA